ATAGTAACTCAGGGTAACGAATACCCATTCTAGTTTTACTTGTTGCGCCTTCTGTGCCTTCTTCGACTTCATTACCTTCAGCATCTACAAACCATGTGCTTGAGATAAACAATGCGTAGTCATCAGCATCTAAACCTTCAGCAGTGAAAGCCGCTTGTACGTCTTGAGCTATGACACCTGTATGAGTACGAGCATTGTCACCCTTCTCAGCTACACTGTCTTTCCATCTGAATGTCTTGAACAATGCTGAAATACGTGCGCCTACTAACATTTCTGTTGCTGTAAGTGATGCTATGTCTTGCTTCTCGTTGAAGTCAGATGTTTGGATTGTACCGTTGGTTGCGTAGATGTCGTCAAATCGGACACCAGAAACGCCTAAATCTATAGCGTTGTCTCTATTTGCGCCACTAGCATTAACAGGCACAACTGCGTCAACTCCATCGGCAAACTTTAATCCAGTATCACCAGTTACAGCGTAAAGTTGATTCGCTTCAACCCCAATACTACCTACAGTTGAGCCGTCTTTGTAGAACAATAAATGGTCACCATCTGCCCCCGTTAAGTTAAGGTTTATAAGAGGTTGAGAAGCACCAGTGTTTTCTCTGGCAATATCTAAGGCAACACCATTCCTGTAACTTAATCCTGTACCAGAAGTAGCATTGTATAAGGTTGATGTAGTAGTACCCACCAACAGGTTGCCTGATAGAAACTCAAAACTATTAGAAGCAAACTGCAAGGGTACATTTGCTGAACGAGCATCATTCAAAGCTGATAAACGTAACTTACCTGATGAGTGTTCAACTTCAAGGTTTTGGTTAGTTGCGGCTTTAACGATTAATTTAGTGTTTGTCGCTATAGAACTCGTACCAATACCAACTCGGCCTGATGAGTCGATGCGCATTGTCTCACCTGAACCACCAACATTTGTAAAAATAAGGTCAGCGGCAGAAGAAGACGAAGTTGCAGTTCCGCTTTGAATATAGTTTGCGCCTCCTGTAGAAACAAAACGCAAGGCAGAATTACTGCTAGAAATATACTGCTCCCCTGCGGTTGAGTTATAAACGTGCAAACCCCCACTAGGAGAACTCGTCCCAATACCAACTCGGCCTGACCCTGTTAAAACTAAATGGTCATCTGTAGCATTACCTGAGAAAAAGTTGTCTCCATTAACATGCGTAATGGCTAATGCAGTAGTTTCATCTACCCCTTCTAGTCTAAAGCCACCTGCATAAGTATTATCACCTGCTTTTAAAGTAAGTTTACCTGCTGGCGAACTCGTTCCCAACCCAAGCGATTCAGCACTCGCATCCCAGAAGAACTTAGCAGTTGTGCCTGTGTCCTCGTAGAAGCTGATGTCGCCGTTGCCATGTGCTGTAAGAGTTTTAGATGGTGTAGCCCCAGTAATTAGATTAATATCACGGTCTAAAGTAGGGCGAGATTGCAGGTTTAGGGTTCCAGCAAGATACGCACCAGAACCTCCAGAACCAGCAAAAATATGAGGTGAGTTTGTTCCAGTAAAATGAGTAGAAGAGCCATTAAAGTCAAACTCAATATGACCACCTGTCTTAACATGATAATCATCAGAAGTCACTGTGCCAGTAACTGCTATGCCTGTAGAGGTAGTGGTTAGTTTGGTTGCTCCACCATAATAAAGTTGAACTTGTCCGCCATCAGTGCCTTGAAAATAGTTAGCACCGCTAGTATTGGTTAACCTAATTAAACTACTCCCTTGTATAAGTAAGTCACCACTACCTATATCTGAAATATAAGATGTACTACCAGTATGGTAAATCTGTAAATCAGACCCAGCACCGAATAGGGCTTTGTCGTTGTCACCTAATGTTACATTGCCATCTACAATCATCCCATCAGAAGTGATAGTAGACTCAACATCTAAAGCACCAGTCATAGTATCACCAGTAACACGAACAAACCCTGTCCCTGTATCAAAGGCAGTCTTTAGCTCATCAAACGTAATTGCTTTTGTTTCATCAGCAGTAATATCAACTACAACAAACTCATCTGCATTAGCTAAGTCAGCACCAGTAATATTAGTTAGTTGTGTTATTTTCTTATCAGCCAAGTTCTTATTCCTTTATATCACAGCTTCTACAGCTTCAAAAGAGATACCGTAGATTGACGCATTATTAATTGACCATGAAGTCATGTTTGTTGCTAGTCTGAAGACCCCTTTAGGGGAATTAAATACTACAGTAGCACTAGAGTAGGTAGACCTCAGTGAAGGCCATATTTGTATTGTTCCATCACCATCTTGGTCTAGTAGTACCTGATGTAACTTAGCACTTGAGCCACCACCTAATTGTATGTAGTCTCCAGCCTTAAGAGTACCAGTCATAACGACATCAGCATTATCTTCACCTGCTGTACCAGTTAGCACACAAGAGCTTACTGTACCTTGTGGTGTAGCATAGTCAGGATCTCCTAGTAAGAATGTACCTTGTTGACCTTTAAGACCTACTAACATAGCTTTCCACTCAGCCGCTTTATCTCTGTGTACCGAGGGAATATTGATTGATGCTTCCCACTTTTGACCACCGTGAGAAACAATCTGTTGTTTGTATGTAAAAGGTGACTGTGATACAGCTACAGCATTAACAGCCCTAAGCTCAATGCTCTCAATACCTATCGTAGTTGGTGTAGCTAGTGGATAGCTTAGTGCCATGTGTTGTATTCCTTATAAGTCTAACCGAATGTAGCTTTCATTGTACCGCCTCTACGACGATCATTTATTATTTCAGATTTAGTCATTTGAGCAATCTTAGGAGCCGCTTGAGCTATTATTCTCTTAACGCTATCATCTCCATTAGCAGAGAAGTTAAAGTTTTGTACTACAGTAGTAGCACCGCCACCTTCCATCTGTACTCCTAGCTTACCATTAGATCCACGTTTAAGAGGCATGATAGCTTCAGGACCAGCTTCTCCCATTAGTCCAGTTTTACCACCAGACATAGGGAATGTAGTAGGGCTTCCAACTACTCCACCATTAGCGTATTTAAGCATCCTTGTGTCTGGTACAACATTACCGCTAGGCATAGGACCTTGAGGTGCGCCACCACCAAAGGAGCTTCTAATAGCTCCAGAGATAGAAGCTACCATTTGCTCTACGACAAGTATACGATACAACTGTTTTATAATATCTCTAGCCATATCTTTAAATGCGTCTTTAGCTGACTTAGTACCGTCTACTATCGACATAAAGGCATCCCCAAATGTGTTTGCTATAGTATCAGCTAGTTCTTTTTGTTTCTGAGCTTGATTTTGTAGTTCCTCTTCAATCTTAGAGTACTGCTCTAATAATATATTGTTTCTTCTAGTAGCTTCTTCATCAGCTAATTTCTCAGCTTCAGCTAAATCATATGCGGCAAGAATTCTTTTATGGTTTGCATCTAATGCCATTACAGCATCGTTGTATGCTTCAGAACCATACTTTAGCCCAGACTCTTGTAATTGGTTTATAAGGTTAAAAGTCTCTAACTTTTGTTGGCCGACAATTAATTCTCTTCCTGATAAACCAAGAGTATACTCTAGAGTTTTAGATTGTTTTGCTAAAGAGCTAAAAATCTTTTGTTGTAGTCCCAGTCTACCCTGAAGACCTGTATCTTGTGGTCCCATACCCATTTCTGCAACTTGGCCTTTAGTTGGAGCAATAGCACCTCCACGACCTTGAGTTCCACTAGCTGATACAGCTAAGTCAACTAATCTTAGTCTTTCTTTTTCTTTTATTTCTGCTACACGTTTATCCCGAGCCGCTTTCTCTTTAGCCATTTTTTCTTCATAAGCATAGTGGGCATTTACACCATCTATTCTATTTTTTACTACACCTTGGTTAAAGGCTTTTTCTGCTTCAGCGGCTTCTTTCTTCTTTTTTATTTCCGTTTCTATATTTTTAATAGTTGCAACAATAGCTTGTTCACCAAGAAGACGTTCTGCATCAGCTAATTCAGAAGACTCTTTAGCTTTTTCTTCTATAGCTTTTTGTTCTTGTTCTAGAATTATTCTCCTAGCCACTACAAGCTGGTTAACTATGGAGTTATTACGCTTTTGTTTATCTTTTTCCTTGTCTAATGCGACAGATGCTTGTTTGTGTAAACGAACGTCTTCTCTAGCTAAGTCTACCTTTTCTCGAGCTTTATCTATAGCTTTTTGCGCCACATCCAAAGCGGTCTGTCTGTCCGTATCCGATTCAAACTGAGCCTTATTAATATTTTCTTGAGCAACTAACATTGCCTTTAGGTGATCTTGAGCTTTAATTAGATTATCACTAAGAGCAAGTTCAGCCTTAGTCTCAAAACCACTCTTAAGAAGCCTTAAAGCCTCTACCATCTCAAAAGTCTCTGCTTTAGCTGACTTTAGATTTTCTTCAAAGTTCTTTATTTTATTAGCGGCCTCTTTAGCTGAGGTGTTCATTTCCATAAACATTCTACCTGCGGCAGAAACAATAGGTATTAGGATACCAAGCGCGGCTGAAAGACCTACAGCGGCTCCCATACTTAACCCAAGAGGACCAGCAATCATAGGTAGTATACCTGCTAACTGAGAACCCTGTTGACTAAATGCAACAAAAGCACTTGTACCACCCTGAACCTGAACTGCAAAGTCACCAAACTGATAACCTAACTGTTGAATAGCCATATTGTTGCCATTCATTTTGTTTCTGGTGTTACCCATGACTTTGCCAGAAGCCATTTGTGCGGCGTTTAATCTTTGTGTAGCGGCAGTTAAAGAGTCTGTAAACTTAACTTCTTGTTGTACCTTTGCCCCGAGCTTCATTATAGCAGATTGACTCATCCTAGAAGTTTTAGATAAGTTGTTCTGTGCCATGACGATCTTGTTTATAGAACTCATGTATTGACTTTTGTCGCCAGTTCTAGCAAAGTCTTTAGCTAGTAACCTTACAGCTCTTTTAGTCTGATCAGTAGTCTTAAGTAAGCCTGTAAGTTCTTTATAGTTAGCTTTAATTGTTAATTGTATTGCCCCTATGTCATCCATTCACTGTCCCCATATAAACTGTATCAACACGTTTTATAGTCTCTATATCCCTAGAGGAAATATGTGTCTCAGTCAGTTCCTTCCATGCTTTAATTTCAATATAAGTTATCGGGTTAGGTCCAGAGAATCCCATAGTTCTACTATTGCTTAATGCAACAAAGGCAGACCAGACATGAGACAGTAGCGATGGAAAATGTGTCGGGGGTTCCAGTGCTTCAGGTCTACGTCCAATCTGCCTTTCTACTTGTTCTAAATGTTCTCGTTCTGTAGTGCCATCCTTATCAGGCTTGTTGAGCTTAAACTGATGTTCAGCCCACTCACATAACTGATTAGTTAGGCTTTCGTAAAATCCAGAGAGTCTGCAAGTGCCTCCTCAATCTGATCTTTAATCCAAAACACTTCATCGTAAAGATCTTTAGCTTTAGCAATGGAAAGTTTAGGTTGCTCTTTGTTGTAGGTTATGTTCCACTCAGAAGTTATCTTAGAAAGCATATCAAGTGTAGCCTTCTCCATCTCTTGAGCAGTTACGTTTGTGTTCTTATTAGACTGCATGTCTTTGAGACGTTTATTAGTTTGTTCGTGCATTAACTCTTTGTACTCTTTAGAGTGACTAGCATATACAACAATAGTCATATCTGTCTTATCATCATTCTTTAGTACAACACCAGTGTTAGGGTGCTTTAGCTTTACTTCTACAGTATTACTTGTAGGTTTTAGATCCATTAAATCCATGTCGAGTTCCTTTGTGGGTATCGGGTGAATTATGTTAAGTGTGAGGACTTCCGACCCGACTCAGAAGTCCCCACTAACCTTAGCTAAGGTGTTACTTTATGAAGGTCGTGTGATCTTCAAGTTAGTTGCTTCAGTTGCATCATATAGAGCAACGAAGGACATGCTAATCATTCGGCTTGTAGGTCCATCTACACCGACATCAGCACTGTTAATTTTGACTTTAGGGAATTGGAATGTATAAGCGTTAGTTCCTGTAGGATCGTTAACTGATACTTCAATCTCTGTTTCTGTCTCGTTAAGGAAACGGTTAATTAATGCCGCATCTTCAAAGTAAGCTGTTAGTGTACCTTCAACTTCTGCTCTACCATACTCTAATGATGGTGCGCTATCATCTCCGATTACGAATGTAGGTGCGAAGGAATTAGTCAATGTGAAGTCTAATGCAGTTACGATAGCCACGTTAGATGCTCCACCTACGTTACCTATACCGATGTCACCTGAGTAAGCATCAAATGGTGCGGCTCCTGAAGCGGCATCTTGTGTCTTCTCAGTAGCACTTATAGTCATATTCTTACCTACCATACCGAAGGTAGTTGCTACCATCTGATTAGGTGCGAGGGAAATAGCCATAGTGGAAACTGAACAACCTGTAAACAAACGAGCTTGATCTATGTCAGCGGCATAATCTTCTATAGAGAAGAACTTAGGTGTTGTGCCTACTTTAAGTACGTCAGTTGACCAAGTACTTAACATAGCTGATTCTAGTATATCGTCGTAGTCAGCATCTCTGAGATCTACAACAATGTCTCCAGCTACTTGTCTATTGCCGTGGCGATCTACACGAGGCATACGGTCAGCTTGGATGTCGTTACCAGCTACACGATCTTTAGTTAAGTTTAAAGAGTGTGTGCTGAAAGGAAGGTTAGTAAAGTTGCCAGCAGGTGTCGTACCGAAAGTGCTTTCAGTAATAAAAGACAGGCTGGAGCGTGAACCCTGTGCAAAGGCCATGATGTATTCTCCTAGTTATTTATAAATGTACCATCCGATATTAATCGGAACGTAGTACCAAGGGCTGTCAATCAAACCTTGTTGCCTCTCAGCATAGTCGATTGATAATTTAATTGTTTCTGATTCTGCGTTAGTAAACGATATGTCAGTTGTAGCTTGAAATGCGTCTATAACTTTGTTAACATAACCGTCTGCGGTTGAAGGTCCGTTACCTTCTGGTGTAAATACTGTAACAGCAAAAACACCTTGATACCTGAGTTGAGGATTTAAGCCCCTTACAGCAGGTCTAGTCACTGTAGGCAAGTACATTACTCTAATAAAGCTAGTACCTGTTGTCGGCTCAAATGCTACGTTCTCGTAAGCGATGTCGGGGAGATTAGCCGTGTTCGAGATGTGTGTCTCAAGTGCGGCTCTTATATCATTATGTATACTAGCCATATTTATTCCTTACTCTCTCAAATATTTTATAAGGTTGTGTAAGTCTCCAGTTAGCTCCACCTTCCTCTACACTTATAGCGTGAGGTGAACCATTCCTAAGAACAATAGTATCTTTGTAGTTAAAGTCTTGTATACTATTTATATCGTTTAATAGATTGTTAAGACCTTCTGATGCCATAGCTTGTGGATCGGCTTCTTTAGGTCTACCTTCAGAAGACTTACCTCTAGGTCTACCTGAACCAAC